ATCGTTCAGCGACCCCCGGCCCAACTGGAGCCGACCCCGCCCCAAGTGGAAACAAAAAAACCCCGGCCCACTTTCGTGGGCGCGGGGCGTGTTGCGGATTGTCGAGTCTCAGTACTGAGACTGTCAAGTCCCCTTCGCGGCGCGAATCGCTGCTGCTTCCAACGCCTTCAGTCGGTCGATGGCACTGTGCAGAATCTTGACGGCTTCCGCAGTCGATTGGCCGCTGAGCGACCACGCCAAGTCCGCGCACTTCTTCGCCCGCCCCTCAGCATCCAAGTCCGCGCTGGGATCGGTGGGCGACTTCTTCGTGCGGATCCCGGCGTCCGCCATGGCCGCTTCCGAAGACTTCCCCGCAGCGCGTGCCGCATTGTAGTTCTTGGAGCGAGTGCGCAGAATCGACCCGATGGCATCCGGGTTCTTCTTGTCCTTGCGAAGTGCGCCAATGTTCGCTGCGAGAGCGTCCATAGGAATCCGGCACTCCTCCGCCGCCGCCGTTCCCATGGCGTCCAGTGCCGCCCCTGCGGCGATGGAACGGTAAACCGTCTTCGCATTCGGCGCGGCGCCGTTCGCAGCACTGGCCGCGATGAACCAGTCCGCGAAGTTCGACCATCCGGCGACGGTGTGGTGACCGATCCGATACAGGCGATGCATGGCCATCGCGGCGCTCTTCGCGGAAGCCTCGATCCCGTCGAGCGCCTTGCAAACGGTCAGGACGCCGCCGATGGCATCGTCACGCATCTTGCCGAGGTTGGAATCCCACGACTTGGGCGCAGTCTTCTCCGTCTTCGTCGGAACGACTGCGGCGACTGCGGCGACTGCGGTGGCAGTTGCGGTCTCTGACTTCGTGTTGCGGTTCTTAGCCTTCATGTTCTCTTGCCTTTCGCTTTGATCGATCCGGGCCCTGCGGAGTTGCGGGGTTGCCGTCCGATGGATGCATCTTGCCAGTGAATCGGCGCGGTGCAAGTAGTTCCCGCAGAATTTGACGAAGATTGTTTCAGAGTCTCAGTGCTGAGACTGAGGGCCGATAACAAACGGGGAGGGAGAGACGGAGCGACTCCAATATTCGCGCGCCCGCGCATCACGCGCACGCACGCGCACGCGCGGGAAAGCAGGAGTGCCGCATGGTCCGATAACCAACAACCGGCCAGAGGCTCGCCACGCGCAACGCACAGGCCCCCACCGGGGGGCGCGGCGCGCGCTACGCTATATCAAACCCTCTCAGATTTTTTCACCAAACATTCCAGACCCTACTTCTTCTTCTTGATCTTCATTTTCTCAGGGAGCTTGGAAATGCTTGGAGTCTCTTTGGCCCACCGCTTGGCCATCTCTGGCTTGGTAGCGAACATGAACCGCTGTTGAGCTTTGGACTTGAACGGCATGGCTTGTCTCCCAATGGCTCTAGAATGGCCTACAAGGCTTCCGGTGCATCCGGCAGGGTCTGGCTAGGGGGCCAGTCTGGAAGGTCTGTAATGGCATTCTCCGGGCCTTTGCGAAGACGCTCCAAGAACCAAGGATTCTGGAAGAAGATCGCCATCAGGGAGACCTCCAAGGTTCGGATCTGAGACTCATCGAGGTTCAGCCCGTAGATCTCGGAGATCATCTCCATGGTCTCATGAAGGATGGTACTGGTAAGAACTTCTTGGTTCAGCTTATTACTGACCTGTATCTCTGGATAAGGGTAGAAGGAGAACTGTCCAAAGTCACCTTCAGGCATCTCTGTAACAACAACAGGGATCTTGTAGGTGTTGAACAACAGCTGCATCAACGGTCGCCCTTCTGTCGGTTCTTCTTCCGAGACATGATCTTCAGGTTGCTGGGGTGGTTGTTCCGTGGATTGCCATCATGATGGTCCACTTCCTTGCCGTCTCCCTTGCGTACCTTTCCCTTCTTGATCATCATCCGGCGGGCCTTGTCCCGGCTTACCCGGTTCTTGATCTGCTCCGGCTTGCCGTGGTACTCGCGGTACTCTTCCTTGTAGTTTCGGGGTTCCTTGCGGGGCATAGTTCACCAAGCCTTGCATGACCAGTACCGTGCCTTGGTCTTTGGTCCGGGGTTGTCGCAGTTGTGTCGTGCACGGAAGTTCTTCCGGCGACCGGGGATGTGCTTCTTGATCTTCATGTTGGGATCACCGAAGCGGACGATCTTGGTCTTGTCTCCGTCCTTGACGCACACGGCTGACTTCTTCGGTCCACCGGGGGTCTTCCACGGGACATTCAGCTTCTTGCCTTCGCAGGGGCTTGGCATTTGAACTCCTTGCACATTTCCATGACTTCGGGAGATACGGTTTCCCGCATCATCCTCATGCCCCTAGCTAGGGCGGTGGCAGACACGATGTCTCCCTTGCCTCGGAGATGGTCCTCGTACAGCAGGATGACGGACGCAGCGAGGATCTCAAGATCGTCTACATCCATGTGTCCCCCTTGGGCTTGTAACCGATGGCGTGTTCCATAAACCGCTCCAGCTCAAGATCCAGCATCTGCTCCTTGTGGATGGCCATCTTGCGGTCTGCATCCTGAGCCATCTTGTCTGCCCAGAATCCAACGGCCATGCTGAGGGCGTCCAGACGGTCATCGTGAGCTAGCGATCCCTTGGCCCTGCTGATTCGACTGAGCTGCCAGATAAGGGAAAATTGGAGAGCCTTCTCGCTGGCATATGATTTGGTGGATTCGTAATCGTTTTTGATGACTCCGACATCGATGACCAGCCTGTGCTGGCACATGACTGGCTCAAGGGTGTCGATGATCCGGCGTTCCTTCTGGATGTTGTGCCGAACCTCCTCGGTCGTGCAGGGGTAGTCCCTGAGCAGATACGGCTTCAGCAGCTCAGTGAACATACCGTCACCGAAGTTCGACTCCACTAGGATCAGGTTGACCTTGTTGACCTTGGCCACGGATGTCAGCTTTTTCATGACATCCTCCCCATAGCCTCCTGCAAGGCCGCCACAGGCGGTCACATACAGGAAGCCGTTCAGCATCTTGACCACGCAATAGGAGGTCTCGTCGCCTCCACGGCCCGCAGGATCGATGGCCATGATTCCGCCCTCGTATGGAATCCACTTGCCTTGGATCTCCATGGGGGCGTAGAAGCGGTCTCCGTTGAACCCAACGCACGGCACATCCTTCACGATGTTGTTGGGATTCATCGCCCAGACAGGCTTTTCCGGGGCGTTCTCCGGGTTCAACCCGAACACCATCAGGTCGTTGATCTTCAGCGGGTAGCGGTCTGCATCGCTGAGGGTCGAGTCCAGCATGAACTGGAGGGCGAAGCCTGTCCTTCCATAGGACGCCTCGCGTTCCATCAGGTCGATGGCGTCGAACCGCTTTGGATCGGTGGGATCTCCAGCCTTTCCGTTCCTAAGCATGGGAGCCAGACGGTCTCCAAAGGCCACCCTGAGGCGTTCCTCCGGGAACCTAGCTGGCCACACCCTGATCTCGTACCCCTTCTCCGTCAGTCCGTGGTAGATGCTCTGCTCGGTCTGGGGCGTACCTAGGTAGATGATCTCCCCACCGGGCTTCAGGACCGCCTCGAACTCGGCAGTGCTTGCAAGCAGCTTGTCTCGCATCACGGCGGTAGCCGAGTTATTCAGAGACTCGACATCGTCAGCAATGATCAGGTCGCCACGGCTTCCGGTGATCTGGCTGGTGATTCCCTTGGAGACAACGCTTGGGGCCTGACTTGGCGGTGCGGGACCGACATCAAAGGCGATCTTGCTGTTTCGCTGGCTGTCCTTGGGCTTCAGATGCTGGCAGAACGGGATCTCATGAATCAAGCGCAGGGTGAATGTGCTGAAGTCATCTGCCCGCTGCTTCGATGCAGAGACCACCAGAACATTGAGGGTCGGGTCGTGCAGAAGGCGCCAGACCACATAGGCGCTGGTCAGCCAGCTCTTACCCACTCCACGGAACGCCTCGATGACACGCCTACGCGGACCCTTCTGTAGGTAGCGGGCGATGTCCAGCTGAACCGGAGTCGGCTCAGGAAGCCCAAGGTGATCCCACGCAAGACATACGAAGTTGCGGAAGTCCTTGAGCTTGTCCTGAGCCTCGCTCATGCGGCTTCCTCCTCGTCGGGATCAAAAGGCATGACCTTGGCAAGGTTCAGCAGTGGCTCGCTGTTCTTGATGGATCCGTCGATGCCGTTGTCCTTCAGGAACTGGCGGGCCACATTGAGGTCTGCGGCGTTGGCTTCACCTGACTGGATGCGCTCCAGCAGGGCTCGACCTACCCCTTCATGCAGAAGCTTGAGTATTTCGTCCATTGTTCTACCGCCAAAAATAAGGACTCAGGTTCAGTGCGTTACGAAGAGAATGAATAGTTGAATGTATCCAATGTAGAGTTCGAGTTAGACACATTCACGACCGTGACCGTGAAGCTTGCTCCAGATTCCGAAGCAAAGCACACATAGTCGTTGTTGGACACGGTAAATGTTCCGTTGTGGCCAATCTGAGTCATCCCTTGTCCCGATGGTGAAGCAGAATCAGAGAAGTCTGTTTCAAAGTCTTGTCCTTGAAATCCACTTGCACCCTTGTGGTAGTAGATCGTCTGCGATGTATTGCTGAGGCTGATGCGAAGAGTGATCGTCTGACTGATTCCCGTGACCTGACGCTGGGTGAATCCCCAAAGGTCGATTGAGGACAGGTAGTTGATGTCAGACCAATTCAGCGCATTCGGTACGACATCGCCGCCAGCCGCTGCACTCTTCAGTGCGGTAAACGAACCTATTACCGCATTCCCTCCGCTCACATTCTGAACCTGATATGTGTTGGTGTTTCCGTTGGTTGTAGGGACAACGGCAAATCCAATGTATCGATTTGGGGCGACATTGATGCTTGCGCTGTTTGAACCCGTGAATGACAAAGCGGTCCACGCCCCGGAATTCGTTGAGTAGTCGGTGCTTGTGAAAGAGCTGGATGAGGATCTGTAGTAAACAGTTCCGCCGTTTCCACCAGTCAGCACAAGACGGATGTTTATGCTGGTGCTGATTCCGGCAACTTGCGCGACATTGTTCGGAACCGCATCTCCATCCGTATAGGACAGGTTGCTCAGGTTCAACCCGGCGGGCTCAATGTCTTCGGTGAGCCCGAGCGATGCATTTGGAATGCTGTTCAGCTGAAAGCTCATCGGACCCTTTAGAAGGCTTCCTATGGCTTTATATGTAATCAGGTTCATGGAATCCTTTCCCTAAGACCAATCATCCGGTGACTTCCGCAAGTTCAAGGCGACCGACCCACCTGATGGTCTTCCCAGCTTCTCCAACACAGGAAATCTCAAGGAATCCGCTGTTGTTGGCCGCGACGGTGACATTCCACGCAGCGACATCCTCGGCAATGACGGTGACGGTCGGAGTTCCAACGAGGGCGGTGGCTCCTCCAACCGCTCGGTCGATGCAGCCTGTAACTTCATATGCCGCGCTTTCCGTATCCACAGCCGTGTTCCTTGCGGCAATCAGGCACTTGAACGCCCATGTCGTGTCGTTCGGGATGTAGAGTTGGGAACCCATGCTCGCCATGATCACGGGAGTCGCGCTGGTCGTGACCGCCTTGATGACATACATGGTCGATTGGGCATCACCGACATTTACGAACGGCGCACCGCCGAACACAAATCCGCCGTTCGTGAACGGGACATATCCGCCATGTCCAGCCGCAAACGATGCCTGAGATTCGATTCGGTTGTCGCGTCCTCCCGCGATTGCGCTGAAGACGGCGTAGGTGGTGCTGCCGATCTTGTTCTGAAAGCCTCCCGAGATGGTCGAATACGACCCGAAGTCAACCGCAGGGTTGCTTCCGCCGATCTGATTGCTCAGACCGCCGGAGATGACGGCTTGTCCCGAGCATCTGATGGTGTTTGTAGATCCGCTCAGGATTCCGGCGGCGTTCTTTGCATTCGCGCCTTCGACCGGGCCTTCGATGGTGTTGTTGTTCCCACCGCCGATTGCTCCTCCCGAACACTCGATCCTGTTCGTGTTTCCTCCGGCGATGGTCGAGTTGTTGCCGCTCGCGATATGGCCGAACCCGCCGCCGATGGTGGCGTAGTTGCCCTGAGCGGCGGTCGCATTCGTCTCGTAGATCGTGTTGGTGTTTCCACCCGAGATCGTCGCGTAGTCGCCGTTGGCGATGAGGTTGTACGAGCCTCCCGAGATCGTTCCGTGATCCGGGTTGGTCGTGCCATTCGGAGTCACATTGTTCTGACCGTTGTCGAGATTCAGGCCGATGCGGTGATGCGCTCCTCCTGCAATCGTGCTGGCGATGGTGTCCGTATTTCCGGTGGTCCCTTGGATACCAATGATGTTGTTGTATCCACCGCTGATGGTTCGGAGAGATGTGTTTCCGTAGATGATGTTTCGGTTTACCGAGTTACCTCCACCAGCAATCACATTTCCGTAGCAGTCTGAACTTACTCCAGCGAATTCAATAAGGTTTGAGCCTGTGTTGAATGCGTAGTTCAGCTGCCCAGTATCCCCAGCAGCAGAAACACCCTTGACTCCACCTCCACCCAAGAGATCAAGCGGAACAGAAAAGTTTGACATCGAATCTCCTTGGTTAGATGATCAGGAACACATCGATGTTGGTCGAAGCGCCAACAGTCGTGATGTTGGTCCGCATATGGGGAAACACGGCGATGTGGAATCCAGTGGCACTGTTGACTCCGGTCGCAATGTCGATCCAACTGGTTCCGTTTGCGCTTCCCTCGATCTTGACTGCCGGAGTTCCTGTCCCACTAGTCACAACCATTTGAACATGACCAGTGTTGTTTCGGTTGTTCTTATCCACCATCGTGTTTGGAATGAACACCGAAGCCTGTGCTCCACCAACTCCCGCACTTCCGCTGTAAAGTCTGATTGCTTCCATTTCTAGCCTTTCATTGGGATTACTTTGACGATGAACCCGGCGATGATGGAGATGATCGCGGCAGCGCCGAGCATCCAAGCCCTGCTCTGCTCAAGATCCCTGATCCGGTTCTCCAGAATTCTCAGCTCTTCCTCTTGGATGCGGAGCGATGTCATCATCGCGTCCACCTTGCCCTCAAGCCGTCCTAGGGCAATCAGGACTTCCTCGGTCACGGGTCGTACCTCAGCGCCTTGATCATGTAGCGCAACCGGGCGTTTCCACCAAGATCGGAGATCGTGGGAACATTGAAGGTTCCAGCACCACCGGATCCAAAGTGAGTCCCCAGCACGGCGAACAGGGCCGCATAGGTCACTTGGCTATAGCTGGAGCCGTTGCACCAGAGCCATCCCTTGGGCGGATTGGTCGATCCTGTGTAAACGACGATGGATCCGATGGGCGTCTGCTGTTCGTTAAAGGCAGCCACCGTCATGTCTGGATTCAGGAGGTTTGGCATGAGTGGCTGTCCTTATCAGGAAACCCTGAAGCAAAGGTAAGTTCTAGCATCTACCGTTGCCGAGCTGCTAGATCCAGTTACGGTATGGAGATCCATCAAATCACCGAAAGCATCTCCACCATTTACTGGGGTTGTTGCAGATGTCATTGGAGCTTTTAGCCGACCAATAATGAGACCGTTGGGAGATCCTTGGCCTGCATTGGAAGCAATTACAATCATCATCCAAGTTCCTTGTCCAGATTTTGGCCTAGGCATAAATCGATTGACACTTGGGAAACCAGTTGTAAAAGACACAAGATCAAACAACTCTTCATTGAATGATGATGCAGTCGTAAATGAGGAGGTAGTGTAGTTGTGGACAAGAAGGGCAACGCTGTTGAATACAAGAGCCTCAAGATAAAACTTGTTTACGGCATCTCTAGCGTTTGTCGGATTCCTCAAGTTCGTTGCGGTAAATCCATTGCTTCCGGTGGTGCTCTGGAAATCAACATCCTGCGTAGGGGTTCCTACAGGAAGAGTCGTGAGGTTGGCAAGGCTCATCGCTCCGCTGGCTGCGATCTTCATGAAGCGGTCGGCGGCAGCGGAGTCTGCAAACAGATTTGCACCAGAGCTTGCGGAATTCAGGTTGGCAAAGTTGACGCCGTTGGACGCGATCTTTCCAGAGGTAACGGCATTGTTCGCAAGGACGGCATTTGTCACCGACAGAAGGCCAAGCTTCTCGGTTGTCACTGCGTTGTTGGCAAGCTTCGCCGTAATGACATTCAAGTCTTGGATGTTTCCCGACTGAATGGCATTCGATGCGATTTTGCCTGAAGTAACGGCTCCACCTTGCAGCGCGTTTGAATCGACGGAGTTGTCCGCAAGCTTGTCGGCAGTGACGGCATTGCTCTGGATGTTTGCCGTGGCGACCGCATCTGCGGCGAGATACTGGTTGGTGACCGAGCTGTTTGGAAGCACGGACAGAACGCTTCGGGACACTCCGAAGTTCCGAACGCGGATTCCGACTCCGTTTGCCGGAGCAGCGGGGCTTCCACCAGACACAAAGCTGATCTTGGATGCCGAGACCGTGTAGTCGGTGGTTGGGATCTGGAGGATTCCTCCAACCTCGACAATGAACATATTGGCATCGGTGTTCAGGGCTTCAGGGGACAGCGTGAAGTCGCTGGATGACCCGTTTCCAGTGAATGCCCAAGCCTGAGGAACAATGGGAGCGTTTCCAAAGACCTGAGCGGCATCGAGCTGCGCCTTGGTGACGGCATCCTGAGCCGATTCCCCGTTGGCAAGGTTTCGGAGCTTCTTGTTTCCAGCGTCCCAGCTCAGTCCATCGATGGTCTTTGGAAGGGCTCCGCTTCCGGTGTCGTTGGCCTCCTGCACGATGTGCAGCATCCCCTTGAATCCCTTGTCGAGATCGGACGCCGTCAGGACGGATCCATCGGAGAAATCAACGACATTCGCTGCAAACCCCGCCGAAGTGCTGGGAGTCTCCCGGACGATCTTGATGATCTTGCCGGATGCCGGAGCAGTGGTGAAGACAACATTCTCATTGGCCCCTGCGGTGTCCAGCGTATATCCCGTTGTCTGTAGGGCGTTGTCGATGTAGACCTTGATGTACCCCGTACTGAGGTAATCATCGATTCCCGCAAACGAATAGGTCGTTGTGGACCCGTTCGCTGTGTAGGAGACATAGCTGTTTGGCATGGTTTAGAGCTCCTTAGATTCAGTTGTCGAAGATCGACTTTTTCTTCCGTGTCTGCTTCTTGAGTAGGTTGAATTCCTCGGCAATCTCGGCTTCCGTGACATTCAGGAAATGCTTCATCGCCGGGAAGTTCTGGAAGGGAAGAAGAAGTCGGAACTTATGGACAGTGGACTGGGTGATGTCTCTTTCCTTATCCTCGTTTCCAATTGCCCTCTGCACGGTTGCTCCGGCGACATCCTTGGTGATGTCCCAAGTCTTTGAAAGGAACGACTGCGCCGGGAACCCGTACCAGTTCAGACCGCTGTACCTGTAGGCCGAGAACAAGGGATCATCATCCACAGCGGCAGCCCATGCGGCATCAACGGCCATGATCGGAAGGAAGAACTCGCTGGGTCCAGTGAAGGCTCCACGGACAAATCCCGCCGTAGTCAGCATTCTCTGCTCGATGTCCCTAGCCTTCTCATCGTCTCCTGTAGCACGGGCGCTGGCTGCATCACCAATCTGCCTAGCGTACTGGATGAGTCCAGCGAACAGCATGGTGGCCGTGATCTCCTGAGCCACCCTAAGCCTTCCGGCGTTTCCTCCACGCTTGGCTCTGGTGATGTTCTGGAACAGGAAGTTGTCCACGCCCTTCAGGTTGAATCCACGGAACTGGGTGAGGAGACGCCCGTACCAAGTGAAGCCGATGCGGTGGAAGTCTCCACGGGTAGGCATATCCTGAATTCGAGTCCTGACCGCACGGTCAACGAACGCCCTCAGGTTGTCCATGCGCACATCGTTGATGTTGCGAAGGTCAACGATGCGTTCTCCGGCCAGACCGTTTCGAGTGACTGCATTGGCGCCGACGAACTGCACGATCTCGTCGTACTGAGCTGGCTCCAGTCCAAGGGTCCTGATGGTCGCGTCATCGAACCTGTTGGCAGCGTTGCGGGAGACATCGTACAGGTGCTGAATAGTCGAGGCGGCCATCAGGTTCTGCGTGAACGATGTGACCGGAGCAAGCAGTGTGATGTCCGAGAAGAAGTTGGACACCGAGTTCAGGCCACGAATGAACGGGTTTGTCTCGTCTCCTGCCTGATTCGAGATGTCCTGCATCAGGGCCCGCCTCAGGCGATCCGTGGACGGATGGAACCAGTGGTCCATCATTCCAGCGAAGTTTCTGGCGCCCTCGTCCATGTTGTTCCAGTTGCCGACCATCTCGGAGAGGATCGGCATCTGGCGAAGCATCGATCCCATTCCCACCGTACCGATGATTCGTGAGGTCTCTCCGGCTGCGACAAGGCCGAACATACCTCCGGTGGACAGGTATCCGAGCGGAAGCATCGTGCCAAGGGTCGCTGATCCCCAACGCTCGAATCCAGCAAGCTCCCTGTTGCTCCTGTGCAGAGGCTCGTACCGGAGAGCAGAGACGATTTCGCGGAACGCAGCCGTGGCCTCTTCGTTCATCGAGCCGCCCATGGTCGCATCTAGGTTGCCGATCCTGTTGATGGTTCCGATCATCGCCTCGATGCTGTCGATCTGCACGGGATTCCCGTTGACATCCAAGATCCCGTAGTGGGCCAGCTGTTCGTTGAACGAGTCGATGAACCTACGCTCGTTGATCGCCCCGTACACCGATACCGAGTACTTCTTCAGGATCGTCGGGATGTCGGTCACGGTGAGATCGGCAAGACTCAGGTTGCTTCGACCGATGTTCAGGAAGTCCTGAGCAGTCGCCATCGACGCACCTTCATCCATCATGATTCGCGCACGACCGAATGGAGTAGGCGAGGTTCCTCCGGGAGACACCGGACCCTGTAGGTTGTCGATGGCCCGTGCGATCTCGTCATCGATGTCGAGCAAAGGAGCTGCATCGGAATCGTTCGAGAGGCTGATGAGCCTGTTTGTCAGGACTCTGGCGGCCTCACGAACATCGGTGAGGTTGACCACCGCTCCCGTTTCGGTGACGATCTGCCTAGTTCCCGTTGCTCCTCCAAGCGCGGTAAACAGCAGATCCTCAAGAGCCTGACGGCCTTCAACGGTGGTGCCAAGCCGACCGATTCGATCCCATCGCCAGAGACGGGGGAAATAGTTCGCCACGGCGCTGGTCTGGAATCCACGGACTCCAGCTCCATTGGCCGCAGTGTGGATGTCGTTGAAGATCTGCCTGAGAGACCGTGCAGTCTGGTTCACGGCTTCACTGGGATGATTGAAAGTCCCGCTTCGGAGCTGCTGCACTACTGCGTTGTCAAACTCCTCCATCATCTGCCGCCTGTTCCGGCTGAATGCAGTCCGAAGGCTGTCCATCATGGTGATGCGGTCGCTTGCCCCACGGTTCAAGGCATAGCGGGTGTATCCGTTCCTCCAAGCAAGGAGACCAGTGGCCAGATGTCCGGTCATCTCGTAGGAGCCTTCCTCGAACACCGTGCGGCCCTGTGCGACATTCACGCCGGATTCGGTGGCAAGGGCCCTGCGGGCGTTGAAAGCCTCCCAGACGGCCATACGGGCTGCCGGATTACGGATACGGAGCACAACGGCTGCTTGGTTGAAGAACCTCTGAATGGGCCCGAAGGTGTCCGATCCACGGGCAATCGGGACTTCCTCCTGCATACGGCGGGCACCGTCGATTGAGGTTCCTCCGGGAGGAGCGTTCGGCGGAACTACCGCAGATCCGGCTGCTCCACCAGTTCCCGCTGCACCACCACCTCCAGCAGCTGGTGGAACGGGCTGCGCTGCGGCAACACGGGTTCCGGGAACAGCAGGAGCTCCAGCATTGACCCGTGCTTGCTCCCTAGCCCTTGCTGCTGCACGGAGAGCTGCGAGACGCTGCCCGGTGTTCCGCACGGTCGTTCCAAGGGCCCGTGGGACATAGATGCGCCTACCCTGATTACCGACACGGGAATTGATCACCCCGGCGACCTGAGCAAGCCGAGCACGGGAATCAAGGACTCGCTGTCCTCTGGAGTTCACCCTCATCGGAGGATCCTGCATGATCGCCCGAAGGTCCTCGATGATCTCCTCGAACATATCCCGAGTGACCACCGTTCCACGGTTGCGGATCTCGTTGGCCACCTGAAGGATCAGTGAAACTCCGTCAGGATCGTCAAGTCCGTATACGGCTGATGTTCCAAGTCCCGGAAGGGCTTCTCCAGCCTCGTCAAGCCCGGTGTCGAACTGAGACCACAGTCCATCGATGGTGTTGCTCCGCTGGACAAGATCATCGAACGACTGATCCAGTGTTCCGATGGAGACGGCGTTGCCGCTTCTTCGGACATCTCGGATCCGCTGAACAACATCCTCTCCTAGGAACCTCTCGATGGTCCTGTAGACGCTGGATTCAAGCGATGCTCCACGAAGACCAGCGGCATGGCCAGCGAACAAGGCCCGCGCAATGGTCCGGGTCATCTCCTGATCGACCGTACCGCCTCGCCTTGAGATTTCAGCCGCAATGGTGAGGACGGCAGACCGGATTCCGTTGACGGCGTTGATGTTCTGCTGGGCCGCCGCTGCATATCCAGTCCTCCTAGGAGGCGTGTACACGGTGGTGCCGTCAGCAAGAGTCCTGCGGCTCCATCCACGGCCCTGAAGCATCTCCCGGACACGGCCAACCTCGGTCGGATCTGCGTCTGCCCTAACCGAGATCGCCCTGATGTTCTCTCGAAGCTGCCTCCATTGTCCCCTGTACTGGAACGCCACATCGCCCTGCTCTGCGGCGGCAAACAGACGATCCGACTGAACGAAGTCTCCTCGAAGATTCCGAGAGTCAAGCTCAATCTCGATTCCGGTTCCGCGACCCTGACCTCCCGGATACAGATTGCGGTCGATTGCCACATCGTCGCCAAGGCCAGCAGCAAGCTCCCTAGCGCCCCTACGGTTCGTCATGAAGACGCCGGAAGGACGGAGCTCCTCGGGAATCCCTGCACCCCTTCGGATGCTTCTGGCAAGCTCTCCACGCGGCCTAAGGCGATTTGCAGCCGCAGCGATGACTCCACGCCATCCGCCACGGTTTCCACCAAGGATCTGCCTGATCAGGTTTTCGTTACCCGGCGTGTACATCGCTTCGCCAAAGCTGGCTGGACGGACATCTCCTGCAAGCATGGATGCACCGACTTCGTCGGCACGGTTGGCGACATTCTCCCCCTGAAGGATCGGAAGACCAACGCTCTCCGTTCCGGGAACATTCTCGCGCCCGGTCCTTGAGAAAGCCTCGTAGGCATCGTCAGCGATGTTGTCGATGGTTTCCCCGACAGGAGCGACGGTCTGCCCAAGCAAGGTGCGGTCTGCGGCTGCCGCCGTGACGAATGCAAGCGGGCTCCTGTAGTGGATGACCCGGTTTCCAGCCCTGATCTGATGGAGATATCTGTTGGCGTAGCTCTCAACGGCATCGCTGTAATAGGCGCGGGCCGCGAACGATCCAATGGCCCCTCCAAGACCAGCGGCAAGGACGCCGTCAAAAGCCAGCGTAGACGCATCCGGGTCGTAGGTGGGATCGACTCCGCTTCTGGCGATCTTGATCGCGATTTCCTCAGCGACTCCCAGAGCCGCATACTTCCGCATACCCGCAAGACGGGAGACCGTTTCCGCAGCCTGTGCGGCTTCCTCGGACACGCGAACCATGTTTCCCCAACGCTCGGCTGAGGACCTCAAGGCGATCCGTCCTCCAGCAAGGGACATCGCCCTTCCTTCGGAAAGGAACGCAAGCGGCTCAAGAGCCATGCTCATGTTCACGATTGCTGCGGTATCCCCAACGAATCCAGCGATCTTTCCCGCTGTGCTTCCCTGAGCGGCAAATTCCGGCGTTGCAACACGGACCTGATCGAGCTTGTCCTGAAACTCTCCGTAGCTCTTGGATCCAAGAAGCCACGGCCAGTTCTCCGAAGAGACCGACATCAGGTCGCTGGTGATGCCCTCAAGGTTGTTCAACCCTTCTTCTCGATGCGGGGCAAACGCCTCAAGTCCACGGTTGTCAGCCACTGGGTTGAACGGATCGTACTGCTTGGTCTTCTTCTGGTTGAAGTTGAGCGGAGCTAGGTACGCCTCATCGTCGCTCGTAAGCTGGTTGAACTGCCTCTCTAGGTAGTAGGTGGCCTTTCCGGTCCAAGACGAGACAAGACCGCTCATGAACGGACCAAGGGTGTCCGTCATCGCCTTGATGTTGCTCTCTACAGGAGGATTGAGCTGAAGCTCCTGCTCGTAGCTGTATCTCTCCGCAGCCGACATCAGATCGACTGGGCTTTGGGTCTTGAGGATCCGCGTGTCGAACAGCGGTCTGCTTGAGCTTGTCTGGTCCATGTTTTTAGGGGCCTCTTAGAACTTGGGCTGGATCGGACTGAGCGACTTGCGGCGGAATGTTTCGGTCTTCTTTGCCTTCGCCCGCTTCTCAAGATCAACCATGAAGGAAACAACCTTCTCACGGGGACTCTGAGCATCACGGATGATGTTTCCATCCGCATCTCGCGGCTTTTCCCGGCTGACGATGTCCTGAATGGTGTAGTAGCCGTCCTTCATGGCGTTTCCTGCGGAATCGCGGAACGCGAACACGGGTTCTCCGTTCGGAGCGTTGTCAACCCAGACAAGCGTGGCTCCCTTCTCAAGGGCATCGGTGCCGAGCTCGACTCCGATGAATGCCGCGATGTAGCTCTCGGTCACTCCATGGGGAGCAAACGCATCCTTCGGAAGGACCGCTCCGTTGACGATCATCGAGTTATCTAGGACATATTGCCTAGCGTTCTTCATCGAGGTCTGAAGAGCACCGCTTGTAGACGCCATTTCCTCAACGAACTTTCGAGTGAACATCGATGCAGCCGACTTCCGGGCATCTGGGTTCAGTTCGATTGCCGGATCAACGAACGGAATCCAATCAGCCCAGCCACGCCATCCCTTGAGGGCCAGATCCTTCAACGTTTCATCGACCTTCAGCCGATACGCTTGCATATCCGTCCCGTTCTTGTTGATGTCAGTCAAGGACAGGATGTCGGCTTCCGCGTCCATGTTGAGGGACTGAGCTGCATCGCGCACGGCGTCTGGAAGAGACATGACTCCGCTGCTCCACTTGACGGAAGCAAGCTGTAGGAACTTGAGTGTGCGGGCTCCACGGTCTCCCATCTTCGGAAGAAGGATGTCGAGCGGAGAGCGTCCTCCAGCCGAGTTCTTGTAGAGAATCACAAGATCAGCAAGTTCCGGCCTGAGTCCGCGCTCGACATCCACGCTGATTCCATTCAAGGCGATCCGGCGGATGGACTCAAGCCTGTCCTCAAGGTCGAAGTGAAGGGCTGCCTGAATCTCGTTCATCTTCAGGCTCATTCGGATCTGGTCCTTCAGCTGCCTGACATCGGCGGAATCCTGAGAAGACGGAGTAAGGTCTGAAAGTCCGTACTTAGCCATGGCCGCCTCGGGTGCGGAATTGAGCCAGTTGTTGACCTCGACCTTCACAGCGTCGCGGATGTCCTTCTTCTTCGCATCCTCCGAAACGCGAAAGGATTCAAGCTGGGATTCAAGCTTGTTTCGCAGCGATCCAAAGTCCACGATCTCCTGCCCATTCCATTCGGAGGACTTCGGAATATTCCTGCCCTCAAGAGGATCGAAAAGGTTCCTGATGATCAGCGTCTTCGTGTTCCGGTCAGCCATTTCCCGGCCTTCGCGAGTGGCGTTGTTCCAACGCTCGTTGAACTGATCCCACATCTTCGCCTGATCCTCGATGCTCAGGTACTTGAATGCAGGGGTCAGCTGGGTTCGCCATTCATCTAGGTACTTTCCATACGAAGCATCTGCGTTTCCAGCGGCTGAATCGTTCATCGCGTCCTTGTACGCATTGGCCGCCCACGCAGAGACAATCTGGGTTTCACGCGACTTACCAAGCTCGAACCTGTTCTTCTGAACATCTTCGCGAGCCGCAAGGAGCATGGACTTCACTTCGGAGACATCGATGAGCTTTCCGGTTCCAGCCTTCAGCTCCGAAAGAATCGCCTCGGCTTCGTATGTAAGTCCGCTGCTCTTCATCGCCTCGATGAGATGGCTGGCCGTGGCGAGGTTTGCGACCCGTGGGAGACCAAGGCTCTGACCGAGTTCATCAAGGTATCCCTGAAGGTCCGGGACGATCTTGTCCTTCAAGGTGCTGTAGAACGGGCTCTTCCCCTCCCTCATGCGCTTCATCGCATGGTCGAAGATGAGTTCCCGATCCACCGGATCAAGCTGGTCAAGGATGGACTCGGGCGTAGCGTCAGGCGGGGCATAGACAATCGCCTCGCGAGCTTCAAGAGAAAGTCCCGGAACAAGAAGCGGAATCTGAGTCTCGACGCCGTCGAACTGGACCCCAATAGAGCGTTCAGTGACCAGCGATCCGTCTGGGCCGTACTGAGCCCCGTAGAATCCAATGTCCTTGGGAGTCTTGTCCTCGCGAAGACCAAAGTCTGGAACCTTTCCAAACGCGGTCACTGCCTCATCGACCTTCAGCCTCAGAGAATCGATGATCTTCTTCTGGTTGTACTGTCCAACGGCATCGGCGTGTTTCGCGCTCTGCTCGATGAGGAATGGGTTGAACTCCTTGTAGAAGGATCGGCTGAGATACTGGGAAGTGCCGAACTCGGCGTTCTTCTGCTCCGCGAATGAAGCCGCCAGAGCGTCGAAGAACTGGTTGTCCTTCAGCAGCTCGGGGTTGTTCAGCACAGCGTTGTCGTAGGCCGTCTTGAAGTCGTTGCGGGCCTTTGCAGCCTCAAGGACACCGGAAGCCTGTTGCGCTCCCACGGCAAGCCACGGATTCTCGGAAGGCTTGATCTGCCCGCTTCCCACAAGATTCGCGTATGTCTTCCTGTTCTGGTTGACGAGGTCCTGACCAGCTAGGAAATCCTGCTCGTTCTGCTGCGTCTTGATCGTAGTGGCGAACTTCGCGGCAGTCTGGGACAGGTTGCTGAATGCGTCAGCGAACTCGTATGCGTTCCTGATCGCCCCTTCGTCAATCGGCTCGACGGTCTTCCGTGGGTCGATTGGAGCCACAAAGGTGCTGACCGGGCTGGCCGCTACTCCGAGAGATGGTCGTTGCTTTGCCATTGTGTTGTTCCATTATCAGAAGGTCGGCATACCTCGGACCCAGCTCCCACCGCTAGTGCCGCCAGCAAGACCACCCACACTCGATCCCGTCTGCCTTACTCCAAGAGATCCGGGATTTGGGCTTCCGAAGGCCGAGTTCATCATCATTCCGACCTGAAGTCCGCTGCTGATTCCATTCATCAGGATTGCGCCCATGCTGACATTCGCAGGAGGCGGCAGAGGAGACGGATACCCGGAGTTGATGATGCTCTGCCCACGGCTGTAGATGGCCTGAGCCTCACGGTTTACCTGTGCGGTCAGGTTGCTGATATTCCTGATCGCAGCAGACTCGAAGTCGAGCACATCGCGTTCAAACTGATTGTGAATCATGTCCACGGTGCGTCCTTCGATCCCGGTCTCGGCGGTGATTGCCGCATAGCTGGCCGAAGCCTGACGAGAGTCTCGGGTGATGTTCTGAAGTTCCTGCTTCTGCGCGTCGATCTGCTGGATCCTCTGGGAGAACAGCGCATCCGTCTGCAAGCCCACATCGCGCCGAACGCCTTCCACGGTCTGGATGTAGGCTTCATTCTGGGCTCGCGCAAGATCTCCCCTATAGCGGTTCTGCGCCCTTGCTGCGGAACTGGCGGCCTGACCTTGGGCCACAGTCTGTCCCACGCCGACGAGAACGCCGACTGTTGCGCTTACTGGGTCACACATTGTTTTGGATCCTGATGAACTGGTAGAAGAGACGCCGCTCGAAACCGTAGTCCGGGTGTTCGGAGATGAAGGTGAACCCAAGCCAGTTGAGCCACCTGATGTGCACGGTGTTCCGTGCGTCAATGAAGTTGTAGAGGATCGGGTAGGTCTTCTGAAAGCTGGCTACCCACTCCTTGGAGATCCTTAGAAATTCAAACTTATGGCTGTGGATATGGCTGCTTCCCAACATCCATATCCGTCCAATTGAAGGGTTCTCCTCCTGCACGATGCCGAACATACACAGGATCTTTCCTTCAGCGGACATCGTGTAGCATTCGTCTGAAACCTCTATTCCGGTAAGCAAGGCTTCCGTAGGAAACTTGCCTCCTGCTGCCATGACTTCTGAAGCATCCTCTGGACGCAGATCAGGAGCGAGGATGAAGGCGTCCTCTTTGACCGATTGCCTGATTTCAATCATGAGTATCTCTGGGCACGGTCAACATAGTCTCCCTCGATTTCCGCGCTCAGGATCTTGCAGGGAAACGCCGTGTCGTTCAGGATTGTAACAACGACACCTGTGTTTCTTCCGTAGATGGGCGCCCTGAATACGCCTCGGTTGAGGTAGACCTTGTTGATGAGCGACGATCCCGGAATGAGGCCGCTGTAGTCGTACTCGTAGACTGACTCGTTCTCATTCTGCACTTGGATCTTGAAGTAGGCAGTATCCTCGTAGAGGACAGAGATGTTCCTGAGCTGGTAACGACCGCTCTGAAGAGCCGATTCGCTTTGATTCAGGCCACGGATACCGGATCGTCCCTGAAGCCAGAACTGGGAGAACTGGTACTTCATCTCGTACTTGATGCCGATAAAGACCTTGACTCCGCTGTAGTCTCCACGGACGGAGATCGTTCCTGCGGTATCGGAACCAGAGTTGTACGAGGTTCCCGAAATGACAGAAAGAGAAGCACCTTCAATCGTGTACACCGCGCTCTTACCAGCGATGTATGAGTACGGCTTTGAGAGGTTCCAAGTAGTCAGTCCGGTTGTAGAGTTGTATGTCCCATCCCCGATCTCCATGGTGGCTCTTTGATCGAGATGAGTGACCCAGTTGGAGTTCTTCAGGCTTGGGGTGATGTCCGTCAGTTCCGTTCCAAGCTTGATCTTCTCCAGCACTGGAATAGCCGATTCGGTTCTCAGAAGTAGAACATAAAGTTCCATATCCACGAACTCTGCCCAGATGACCCTTGCAAATCCAGCGGTATTGCTGTCAGGAAAGCTGTACTTGAACCATGCCGCTTGAATCGACTCTCCTGAAGAAGCCTTGGTGTACTTGTACAGGTACAAGTTTCCATCCGAGACAACGGCAGCCATGTCATCCTGAGCCGTTGCGGAGATGTGCACGGGTTTTCCAGCGATGTAGCTCGGGACAACCTCGGACACCGTGTTGACCACATAGGAACCGTCGATGTTCTGCTGAGGGACAAGTTCCCTGATTCCGGTGAACCCGTTTCCACGGTTGTATCCGAAGTAGACAGACAATCCCGAAGAGACTGGCTGGATGTCGGAATAGGTCTCATAGTCACCGACAGGCAGCAGAGCCACCGACTTCGGACTGAGGATCTCGCCTCCCCGCAGGACTAGCTGGCTGCTGTCGGTGAACAGGATGAGCTCGGTGTTGAACACCGTTCCAGACTTCAGCTTTCCAACCTTTGGACTGCTGGACGAGACATCGATGGGGTCTGAGTCAGGAACATCAAGGACCGTGGTCCTCCAGAAGTTGAAGAACTCAGACACCTCGCTCAGGATGATGTTCTCGTCGCTTAGGAAGCCTAGGCGGTTCTTGAACAGCACGATGTTGTTGATCGGTACTCCGACAAAGCTCGGGGCGCTGTTCGTCAGATCGTCTCCGACAATCCTGTCCTCCCACTTGTATCCCGAATAGTCGGAACCAGCTGGGGCAGTTGGCGACGAAGGAGTCGTTCCATCGGCCTTCTTGAACAGGAACGAGCCATCCGACTGCCTGATCAGGATGTGAGGCATCGTGGCATAGTCGTACTTGTACTTCAGGCTGGGAGCGATGGACTCGGCCCAGATTCCCCTAGCGAATGTCTGGTCGTTCTCAGCGACGAACTTCACATAGTAGTCATCTAGCTGGCTTTCAGGAGCGCCGAGAACCTTCACCACATAGTTGTCTGGAGCGGTGCTGGGAAGATCCTCGAAACGCTGGACCGTGTCGCGGATCAAGATCATTCCCTGACCACCAAGATCATCTTCAGCAGTGATCTTGAAGTCTGCCGAACGAGTGATGTGGATCACGCTGTCCTTGGCCGTTGCGGTGTACGCAGGAGACCCCTGACCGCTCAACGCCGTCGCAAGAGCATTGGCGACATGGTCCGTTCCAATGTTGTTGCTTGCGGTCTTATGACTTACGGTGATGGATCCAGTTCCATCCGCATTCGTCACGGTGATGGAGAAATCCCGGTCAACATTGCTCTGCTTGACATAGACAATGGCGTTCCTCAGGTAGTTGATCGCCGTTGTCGTGTCGTTCGCAATAGTCGGCTTCATCGTTGACTTGGAGTTCACCACGAAGGTGACATCGGCCACGGTGAGGAGCTTGAGCATCGACCTGTCGGTGTTCGCTAGGTAAGCCTGAGCGCCCGATCCATAGTGAACGGTCTGCTTCGTTCCGTCCAGCTTGTACACCTCGATGAGATTGTTCGCCTCGGTGGCTGACGGCCTGATGAAGACGAAGTACTTCTCGCTGGTGTCGCGCAGGATGATGTGCGGCTTCACCGAGCTTTCTGTGATGGTGGTGTAGATCGAGCTTGAGGCGTTCCTGATCTCGGTCACCTTGGTGGTCGGATGCCTCTTCACCAGACCTTCGATTGGGCTGGGGAATGCGTTCACCATGTCCTCGCACTGGTTCACGCTGCGGATTGCCGGAGCTTGCTGACTGACTCCTCCGATGAGGTTCGGAATCGACTGCGTGATCAGGGGCATCAGTAGGTCCTGTAGGAGGCGTTCCGGTTGACCGCGCTCAGGGTGCTGTATTCATCGAAGATGCTGTAGTCGGCGGTGTCGTTCTCGTAGGAACGCATACGGACCAGCGCCATCATCTCGTCCTGATTGTTGAACACATGGTGCTTCTCCGACCCAAGCATACGGTCGCAGAAGATCCGTGCGGCCCTGATCGTGATGTAGTTCCGGGCTGCCTCCGGCATCTCAGTGAAGTCGAGAAGGACTACCCGGCTGACAACGATGGGGCCCGAGAAGATGTAGCTGTTGGAGACCCGGTCGTACAGCTTGTCTCCCCGGAGAACAAGATCCATGTCGGTGTACTTGTACGGATCGGAATCGATCCTTACCGTGTTCTCCGTGACCACGATGTATCCCGTGCTGTCTGGAGCCAGCGTGATGTTCTCCTCGGTGTTGAAGTGCCATCCGTATCCCTGAACATCTCGGGAAACCTCGTCAAGGATCTGCTCCGCGATGTTGCTGTCTGCCCTCTTGGAGCTGAGTGTGTTGATCGGGGGTTCCCCGATTGCCGACAGCATCGTGTTCACTGCCTGTAGCTTGGTCGTGGTGGAGAGCATGATGGACCTCAAGAAACAGGAGGTGGGCTCCAGAGGAACCCACCTCCCTTAGGTTGTGGCGTCAGCCTTTCGGCTGGTTTTGATTACGCGGTGACGAACTCGATGCAAGCCTCCTCGCGAAGGACATTGTGGCCCATCGCGTACTTCGCCAGCATGAGGGTGCCGAGACGCTCCATGATGTACTCGCTCTCGACCGAGAGATCCATGAGCTTGACCGTGCCGACCGCATCCGAATGGAACGCAATGCCGATGGTGTTGGCGTAGTTGTAGCCCGAGTAACCATCATTAGCGGTTCCACTGACATCGTTCTTGACGCCAGAAGCGCCCGCAAGAGCATCTGGGGTCGAGCTCTCGTCGGTGCTCGGAATGTGGTTCGACTTCAGGACCTTGATTCCAGCGACTTCCACGACCGTACCGGACGCAAGGCTTCCAGCGCCACCGTAGTCCTTGTTGATGGCAATACCAACCGCAGTGCCATCGCCCTGAACAAGACGGTAGTAGTTGGCCGGGTTGAAGATCGCAACGCGACCGTCAGCCGGGACATTCTTCTCATCCATCTTCTGAGCGGCTTGGAAGAGGCCAGCGATGAGCTCGGCGGAAGTTGCGGCGGTCGATGCGGCAATATCCAGCTTGGAGCCAAGGAAGGTGGCCGAAGTGCCGCCAAAGCGATCAGTAGCCCGACGAGCACCAGCGATGACCGTGCGGATCAGGTTCTTGTCAGCCGCGTAGGCAAGAGCACGACCAATCTCCTTCGAGTAGGTCGAGCGGACATCGTAGTGGTTCTTCAGCTCATCGATGTCGGCAACGAAGCAGGAGCTGATGAGGACATCATCGATGAAGATGACCTTCTCGTTGTGCCTCATGCGGGACAGGTACTTGGCCGAGCCAGTGTCGGTTGCCGTACCAGTTGCAAAGGTTGCCGCCGATGCTCCGAGGTAGCCAGTGCTAGCACCCGTGGTGAGAACGGATTCGCCGGGGGTGTGGTAGGCCGCGCTGGCAACGCCAGTGACTGCGAAAGTCGCGGACTTTCCGCTGCTGATGGTGCGGACCTTGGTCAGCGGGAGCATGAGGTTTGCTTCCTCGAAGACCGAGATGATCTCGCCGCTGAAGACCTTGAGGAAGAGGGAGTCTGCGTCACCAGCCAGATTGACCTGACCAAGACGAGACGGAGTAGTCTGAATGGGCATTGTGTTGGGTTCCTAGAAAGAGAGTTGCGTGTACAAGTCTTGACCTGTAGGCGCTACTCTTGAGGTTATCCCACGCATGGGGCCACAACTCGCAACCTGTTCCACCCGTCAAGAAGGTGAAACTTCCTTAGACTCGTCTTCATCAACGAAGCGGGGAGGTACGCAGTACCAGCCTTCGGGAATGACCACACTGTTGTCACTGAGTGTCCACTCGCCGTTGATCAGGAGGTAGACCTTGGTCTTGCAGTTCGGGCCCACCCTGATCGGGCTTGCCTCCGGGATGAACACGGCTCTGCTGCACCCACTTGCGGATCCGAGAACCAGCACGACGAAGCAGAACAGGATCCCGATCAGCAGAAAGTGCAGTGCGTGAGAACTGGTAAGCCCGTACAAGCGACTCAAGAATCCCAAGGATGATCGCCTTGAGGATCCCATTCACTTGGCCCCCGCGTCCTCGCTGGAGACATTGTTGTCCCGAGCGAAGATCAAGCCGATTCCCGCCATGATTGCGCTTGCCGTCACGGCGACATCGAGCGTGGTATTCGGGTCGTTGTCGAAGAGTGCGGTGAGAGCGGCCCCGACTGCGGTCAGGACTGCCGCGATTCCTGTCACTGTGGTCTTCCAAGACTTCATCTGTGCTCCTTATCGGGAAGTGGTGGTGAGGATGTTGCTGTTCTTGAGACGGTTCTCGACATCGCGTCGATACGCCGGATCCTTGTGGTAACGGGGATCCTTCATGGCTGCGGTGAGCTCCGCTACGCTTCGGAACGCTCCACCGGAAGGCCCGATGGTGTCTCCTTGGATGAGCTTGGCCGGGGATCCAGAGCTTTGGGAGAAGCGGGCCTGAAGTCCACGGACGGCCATCTGCATGGCTGCTGGATTTCCCTGCTCCATGATGTTGTTGAAAGCCTCGATCTCGTTCTCCTCCAGAGACTCTGAAGCCCACTCCAGCATGGAGTTGTACTTGTCCTCTCCTCCGGCAATCGAGTAGATCTGCTGGGTCTGCTTCTCCGTGATGGCGTTGAGTCCATCGAGGTAGTTGCGGACCACATTCTCCGGGATGCCGTTGGCGGAAAGCTTGGCGATGCTCTCCTCACTCAGGGTTCCATTCTCGGAATACTCCTTGGAGAACTCGTCAAAGTTCAGGGTCCCCTGAGGAGCCGCTTCGGCTTGAGGGATCGTCTTGGGCTTCTCCGCAGGGGTAGAGAAACGCTTTTCCAGCTCGGAGTATGCCTTGGCTAGATCCTCAGGGGACTTGAACTTCTCGGGAAGCCAGTTAGGACGCTCATCGGATGCCTGAGCGGGATCCTGAACTTCCTGCTGCTCTGCCTGAATCGCCTGTTCCATGGCGGTATCGGGAGGATTTTCCTTCGTGATGGTGATTGACTGGTGGTTGCTCATCGTGCGTTCTTCATGTTGGCCTGTAGGATCTTACCTCCCTCGGCCATGGCTTGGTTTCCATGCTGTGCAAGAAGCTGCATCTGCATGGCTTGCTGCTGCTCGATCTGGAGCTGCTCTTCGGACTTTACCAGACCCGCCGTTTCGATTCCAAGAGAAGCAGCGCGTCTGTTGAGATATTCGCGGACATCGATGTACTGCTGGATCATCTGAGGACCAAGGATCTGACCGATGCCCTGAAGGTAGATGTCGAGCCTGTTGAGGTCGTTGCCTCGTCCAAGGGCGTCGATTCCCGTCACAATCGTAGGCGTGACGAAGTCCTTGGGAAGCTTCGGCATCCTCTTGCTCTTGGTCAGGCGGTCGATGACACGGCCAACGAGCGGAAGCTGGAACTCCTGAGAGAGGATGGAGTAGATGCCTCCCAGCTGGCGCTCGATGCTTTGGGTGACCAGACGGACTTCCTCGGCGGTGACGCGGTCTGCGTTCCTGATGGTCGCCTCGGTCAGCAGGAAGGCGTAGCTCAGGCGCTCCGAGATCCCCTGAGCCGTGGCTAGGGCGACCTGAAGATCGGCTCCCTTGTTGGCCTGAAGCACGGTCACATCGGCTGCATTGCCCTCCCGGATGGCTCCATTGGGCGCCTGAGCCAAAGTCTTGGCACGGGTGGTTCCGGTCGGGTTGACGAGGAAGAGAAGCTTGGCGGAAGCCGCAGCGGCCTCCACGATGCTCTTGGACAGACTCTCCAGAGAGATCAGGTCGCCAAGGTATTGCTCGACATAGGAACGACCGTAGTCCTCCCCGTCGATGCGGTTCATCCGCAGGGCTAGGAACGGACTCTGCTCAATCGGGTAGGTCCCGTAGGAGTCTGGGATGATCTCTCCCTCGACCTCTTGGTAGATCTCGACACGGTCGCCCATGCGATGACAACAGGTGTAGATGTCCACCGTGTTGTCATGGTTGCACATACAGGACTTGACGAAGGGCTGGATCTCCTCGGGAAGAACGGCTGGAGCAACCGTCTCCTTGATGATGATCTTCTTCGCGTTGCCCATCGGGTCACGCTTGACCACGAAGCGGTCCAGCTTGATCACCCGCATGGGGCCATCGTCGGGGAAGTACAGGACAACCGAGCCGCAGACGATCAGCTGCTTGATGGCCTCGAACAAGTTGCTGCGGATTCCCTGAGACTCGATCTCCCGCTGAACACGGCGCTCAAGCTCCGACAGGCTGGCGTCAACCTCAGCCTTGGCGTTTGGAGACATGGCCATGAGCCTGTTCTGAGCCTTCGCATCAAGAACGAAGCGAAAGAACGGGGCGTTCGGTGGAAGGAGTGACAGGAGAAGGGCAGAAGCCAGAT